ATTGGATTACCATATGAAAAGGGTTGTAAAAATCCAATAGCTGGCTGGACAGATCCTTGGATGAACAGTGAGGCGGTACAAGTCGCTCCACAAGAACATGAAATTACATCTTATAAAATTGGTGCCAGTAAAAATGATTTAGAAGATATTGATTTAGGAGGCATATTATGATACAAAATATTGGTATAAAACTATTAGATCCACTTGCGACAGTTCCAACAAAAACCAATCATAATGATGCTGGTTGGGATTTATATGCAACAAATAATACTGTAATATGGCCACAGCAAAGAGCAGTTGTACATACTGGCATATCAATACAAATGCCAGATAATTTAGCCGGTCTTATATGGCCAAGATCTGGACTATCAGTAAAAAAAGGTATAGACGTTTTAGCTGGCGTTATAGATGCTGGCTACAGGGGAGAGATCCTGGTTTGTTTATATAATACAGATGTAAATGCTGTAGAAATAAATCGTGGGGATAGAATCGCTCAGATTATATTCCAAGAAGTTCCTAACGTCAATCTAAACGTTTTAGAGTCGTTAGATTCTTCGCAGCGGGGAGAACACGGCTTTGGAAGCAGCGGACTATAACAACTCGCGTAAGAACAAAAAACAAAAACAAAAAGAAAAAAAAGCACAAACCGTTACACCACTAGAAGCTAAAACAAATAACCAAAAGGAATATATAAAGTCTATAATAGAAAATGATGTAACATTCTGTACTGGACCGTCTGGTACGGGCAAGTCTTTCATTGCTGCTGGAATAGCGGCAGAACACTTATTTAAAGGTAAAATAGATTCCATAATAGTAACTAGACCTTTAATCTGCTCTGGAAAAGATATAGGTTCTCTTCCTGGTGAAATTGGTGAAAAAATAAAGCCATATTTAGCACCAATGGAAGAAAATCTTAAATATTTTCTAGGAAGAGACAAGCTTGGTTTATATATCAATAATCGTCAAATTAAATTTGAGCCATTAGAAACAATGCGTGGTCTTACTTTTAATAATGCTTATATGATATTAGATGAAGCCCAAAACTGCACATTAGAGCAAATTAAAATGTTTATAACACGTATAGGACAAAATTCTAAAGTGATTATAAATGGCGATACCAAGCAAACAGACTTATATAATAATATAGGATTATCTGTTTGCGTGGAAAGACTAAAAAATGTTCATGGTGTAGGAATATGCGAATTGGGCTATCATGATATACAGAGGAATGGTATCATAGCAAGCATTTTGGCGGCACTAGAAAGATAAGTAATGTTATATGATTATGAATGCTCACATTGTGGGCATAGGATAGTAGATTATTATCAATCTATACATGATGATCCCATCACGCTATGCACTAAATGCAATAATAATTCTTTAAATAGACTTATAACTGGTGGGTTGGGATCATTCTGTAAAGAAGCAAAAACCATAGGACAATTAGCTGATAATAATTGGTCTAAGATGGGTTCTTATAAAAGATCTGAAATAACAGAAAAGTCTAAGAATTCCAAACAAAAAAGCTCATCATTTTTTGACCAATTTGGTTCAGCAAATAAAAAAGAGATTAATAAGATGACACCGGAACAACAAAAAAAATATATTATAACAGGTGAAAAATGAAATTTGTTGACTCATATTCAAAAACTGATTTTCAACCATCAATAGAAGAACAAGCTTTTAATAAAAATGGCAATGCTTGCTCACCAAAAGATAAAGTTTTTGCTAAATTCACAGAAACTACTTTAAATAATGGAGTAAAGCAGCTCAAATATTTAATTGCAACATACAACAATTCTCCATATGATCCCAAAGGAACAGACAGTCACAGAGAAGCTACATTAGAAATAAAATTAAAATCTGTATCCAAGTCTGTATTTGACTATTATATGTTATATTTAAAGACTAAAAACGCATTATATATGACTAGAGCACAAAGGAGTTATATTAATGTCTAAAACAGGACCAATTAGCCAAGTTGAAGCTTTTTATATAGAGCATCATTATAAAATTAAAGATCCGCAAGAATTAGCTGATATATTAGATAGAAAAGTTACAACAATAAAAACATACATTAAAAATAATTTCGGTACTAAAATTGCTGCTGCTAAAGCTGGCGACCATTTTGGTAGAAATGAAAGAGGCTCAGTAGTAATGACAGAAACAGCCTCTATGATGGGAGATGCTATCAAAAAAAATAAGAACGCTGTCCACAAAGATTGTATAACAAAAATTAAAAATGTCTAATTTAGTTTATGGGTATGAAAATTGGCAAAATGTATATTCTACATTAAATTCAGAAGATAAAAAAAATGTATGGATTTATATCAAGTTTTCAAATGGACAAGATGTATACCTACAGCATTACGCCAATTTATCAGAAGTTAGAAATTTAGTTCAAACTCACAATTTTAATATTGATGCTATTGGCTTAAGATATAAGTCACACGAAATAATTGTAGATACTAAAGATTCTGATGCAATATATATTGTTAGATCCCTTAAAGGGGAATTTGGTGGAAATACTAAGCATTGTTATACTACTGGTTATTTAAAAAATAATCAAATGCATAAAACTATGTGGATTACACCAGAGCTTGTAGAAGAATCTTCCTATATTGATGAACTTGACAATTGCTTTGAGGAGGCTATAATATATCATGGAGAAAGAGCCAAAAAAACCAACGCTATTTAATCAGAAATACCAAAAAGAGTGGTCAGAAACTCACAAATATAAACACATACATACTGGTGAATATTGCACTTTTGAAGCGTATGTGGCAGAATATATTGTTTTAAGACGAGCAGAAAAATTGAACATAGGTAGGCCAGCATATAAGTTCTGGACTAAAGGTGATCCTAATTATTGGTTGTGGAGAAAGCAGCTTGGTGCCGCAAGACAATTGAAAAAAAAGTATAGCGAAGAAGCTATATTAGAAGCTATTAAATCTAAAGATTTTGATAAGTTATTAGTTATTGGAATACAAAATGGTCGTGGATATAAAATAAATCCATTGGCAGAAAAGGTCATATCGGCATATGATATTAAAATCAAGCAATCCAAGAACAATCAAGAATTAACTGAACAGCAACCGATAAAAGAAAATATTACAGCCAGACAGTCACAATCATACTCTAAACATAAGACAAGTATCAACAAATTGAGGAATCTATGAAAACAAAAAAGAAAAGTGGGCAAGAGAAATTTTCACAAGATTCTGTGACATCATCATTACTTAACAAGTATGGAGATATTATCAGGAGTGGAACAGAAGTTTTAGAAAGCATTAATCAGCTAGAAGTTATAGGCGTATCTCCAGCGTTAGATATTGCTCTTGGTGGCGGAATTAGAGAAGGCTCTGTTGTGGTAATGACAGGAGATCCCAAAAGTGGCAAAAGCACTACTGCCCTTCATTTTGCGGCCAAGTGCCAAAAGAAAAACAAGAAAGTAATCTATATCAATACAGAAGGTAGATTAGCAAAGCAAAACTTTGAAGGCATCAAGGGTCTGGATTCAGATAAGATTTTAATTGTAGAATCAACAGACGATAGAATATTAACAGCAGAAGACTTTTTAAATATTATTGAGTACTATATCAATAATGATCCAAACTGTTTAATCATAGCCGACTCTTTATCCAATATGGTTCCAGCACAGGAATTAGAGGGTGAAGTAAGAACTGGAGTAAGAAATGCGTTGCCAAGATTATTATCCATGTTCTTTAAGCGTATAAGTGGTACGTTAATGAAGAATAAAATCATTTTGATATGCGTAACACATAATATAGCAAATACTGGTGGATCTCCTTATGCTCCACAAAAAATGGCAGATTGTGGAAACATGTTACAATATCAGGCTGGTACCAATATGATAATTACTCATAGGGGTAAATGGCAAGTACCTAAAGATACTGGTCCACACGTTGGGCAAATAGCAAATTGGTCTATTAAAACATCTAATGCTGGCGGAAGACCCAATAGCACAGCAGAAAGCTGGATAAGATATGGAATTGGCATAGATGAAGTTCAAGAAATAGTTCAAATCGCTTGTGAGTTTAGACTAATTAAAACCAGTGGTGCTTGGTATACAATATCCTGTGCTGTAGAAAACTTAGAACATCCAGCTGTAAAGTCTTTATTAGAGAAAAATAATATATCCAATAATCCAGAAGATATAGAAAAATTCTTTAAGTTTCAAGGCTCTAATAATTTAGCAGAATTTTTAAGTGCTAACTCTGAACTTGCTGATTTTATATATACTAATATTAAAGATTTAAATAAGGAATAATCATGTTATTAAATTTATTTAGCCTTATAAATAAATATTCACTTAATATTTCTGGAGTTTTGCATATTGGTGCTCATTTTGGCGAAGAGTATAAATTATATAAAACTTTAAATATAAACAAATTATTATTTTTTGAACCTGTAAAACATAATTTTAATGAATTAATTCGTAATGTTCCAGAACATTTATGCATAAACGTTGCGTTAGGTAATTATTCTGGAATAGCTACTATGCATATAGAAACAGCTAATTTGGGTCAATCAAGTTCAATACTTGAGCCAGATATACACTTAAAACAATATCCACATATACAATTTCCAGATAAAGAAGAAGTTCAAATAGCAACATTAGATTCATTTGATACTTCTGGATTTAATATGATCAATATGGATGTGCAGGGATATGAGTTAGAAGTATTAAAAGGTGGTATTAACACATTAAAAAATATAGATTACATAATATGTGAAGTAAATATAGAAAGTTTATATAAAAATTGTGCTCAAATGACAGACATAGATAATTTCTTGTATCCATTAGGATTTATAAGACTAGAAACATCTATGGATGGTGGGAATTGGGGAGATGCGTTTTATTTAAAGCGAGAAAAAACTAATGAAAGTTAAAGGAATCAATGGAAAAGAATATACTTGGAACCTAGCTAAATATAATGTATTTAACAATGAAACAAGGCCAAGATCTAAATATCATTTAAGAGCTAGAAACTTATTAAAAGAGATATTTCATAGTTATAGAATTTTAGAAGAAGTTAAACTCCCCGGCAGCACAGCAAGATACAGAAAAGGTGTGCTATATCTTGATTTCTATATACCACAAATAAAAAGAGCATTTGAGGTACATGGTCAACAGCACTATGAATTTACGCCATTTTTTCACAAAGCCCCATCTGATTTTGTGCTTGCAAAAGGAAAAGATCAGGATAAAATAGATTGGTGCGAGCTAAATGGTATTAGTCTAGTTACACTTAAATATTCCGACTCAGACGATTATTGGAGAAATCAAATTGAACAAAGCTTCTGACAAACTACAAGAACACATACAAAATATTACTAAATATTTAAATGAGACAAATACTAAGTTTGCTTCATTCAAAGAAGAATTTTTATTATATGCAGACTTAAATAAAGCACAAGTAGAAAAGTTAACACAGCAAGAACTATTTGACTGTGCATATATGCTATATGGGTATGCTTCATATATTCAAGATGAAATTAATAGAAATAAAATAGCATTAAATTGGTGCAACGAACAATTAGAAAGACTTATTGCTGAAAATCAACAAATGTTTGGTCAATATACTAAGCATGAAACTAAAAAATACATACTAGCACAAGAGAATACATTTGCCGCATCCGTAGATAATATGAGATCTATAGCAGAATCTAGATTACAAGCTCTTGATGGAAAAGTATATGAACTAAAAAGAAAAGCTGACATTTTATTAGAAAAGGGGAAAAGGTCATGAGCATAGATGCATTTTTAGATACATTAACAGATGAGCAAAAGGCTGCATTACTAAAAGCTTTAACTAAAAATAATGCTGTAGAAGAAATAAATAATCAGCCTAAAGAAGAAGACAAAAATCAATTTATTGCACAAACCAAAAAGGTTCAACCAAATCAGCGAAGAAAAGAACCCGTTCGTGCAAAACAAAACACGTGGACTGACACGGGAGAAGATAGAAATATTGAAACCCCCAAATATGAGCCAACACCAAGAACAAGAGAAAAGGTTGAAAAGGTATCTATTAAGTGTCATACTTGTGGTAAAAGTTTTGATACCGATCCAAGATTTGTATATGGAGAATACTACAGGTGTGATAGGTGTGCTAGCAGGAAATAATCTATGAATAAACAATTGAGCGACATTGGGTCTGAACGGGCTATATTATCAGCACTTGTCCAATATGGCATGGATGCTTATATTATGGTTTCAGATATTATTTCCAGTGACACTTTTGGAAATATTAATAATCAAGTTATATATAAGTGCATACAAAAAATATTAGAAAATAATCAGACTGTTGATGTTGCCTCTTTATTAGCCGCTGCTTCTCAATTAAATGTATTAGATACTATAAATACTCCACAAGAATTAAAGTATATAAAGTCCTTATTTGATTTTCCAGTAAACAAGGAAAATGCTGTTAGTTTTGCCGCACAAATCAAAAAGTTTGAATTTGCAAGGAATATCAAAAAGCTTACACAAAAAATTGCTAAAGATATAGATGACATTAGTGGAAATGAACATATTGATGAAATCATTAACATTCTAGAAAATCCTGTTACAGATTTTTTAAGAGAAGATACCGGCGGTAAAAATCCAGAAAAGATAGGCAACAATATTGAAGATTATTTAAACTTTTTAAGTGAAAATAAATGTGACGTTGTTGGCATACCTACTGGATTTAAAAGATATGACGAGGCAATTGGTGGCGGTTTAAGAAGAAAATGCGTAGATCTTGTAGCAGCACGGCCAAAAGTTGGAAAAACAGTTTTTGCAGACAATGTGGCGGTTAATGTTTGTTCTCAAGGCATACCTGTGCTCATGCTTGATACAGAAATGGGAAAGGAAGACCATTTGAATAGAATACTAGCAAATCTTAGTGGAGTACCAATTAATGAGATAGCAACAGGTAAGTTTACAGAAGATCAGGATAAATACGAGAAAGTTATGTTAGCCTCTAAAAAGCTAGCATCAATGCCGTATAGTTATATTAGCGTTGCTGGCAAACCATTTGAGCAGATATTAAACACAATCAAAAGGTGGATAGTACAAGAAGTCAAAACAGATGAAACTGGTAAAACAAACAATTGTCTTATTATATATGATTATCTTAAATTAATGTCTTCTGATTCTATAAGTAATAATGTGCAAGAATATCAAGCTTTAGGATTTCAAATAACATCATTGCATAATTTATGCGTAAAGCTAGATATCCCATGCTTATCATTTGTACAATTGAATAGAGATGGTATTACTAGAGAAAGTACAGATACAGTTAGCGGATCAGATAGATTGATTTGGCTATGTACATCTTTTTCAATATTTAAAATGAAGTCTCCAGAAGAATTAGCTGAAGATGGCCCAAATGCTGGTAATCGTAAGCTTGTTCCAATAGTCACTAGGCATGGTTCTGGTCTAGATGACGGAAATTATATAAATATTTCAATGCAAGGATCACATGCTAGATTAAATGAATTAAAAACTCGTAATGAATTGAAAAATCAACCCGTTGGAGACACAGGACTTGTCAATAATGATGACATTAAAAGGATAAAAGATGGACTTGAATCAGATCAAGAATGAATTAAAGAAAAACTATGAACTTGTATTTCAAAAGTTAGGAATAGAATACGATGTTATGGGAGACAATCTTTATTCAACTTGTCCGATTCATGGCAATAGCGACAACCCAAGAGCGTTTTCATATTCTATACAGCGTGGATATTGGAAATGTTGGACTAGGGGCTGTCAAGATGATCACAAAAGTGATATCTTCGGTTTAATTGGTGGAGTCTTATCCCAACAAAATGGATCAGAGGTTGCATTTAGGGATGTATTGAAATGGTCTTGCGACTTATTACAAATAAATGGCTCAATTAAAAAATCTAAAAACACAATACATTTAGCACCAGATCCATATGAAGACTTAATAAATGTAATTAATATATTTAAAGTCAATAATAGAAATGAGAAAGAAAAGTTACTACATTTAGATAAAGATAAATGGAAACACTCCTCTTATTTTTTATCTAGAGGATTTGCACAACAAACTCTAACGCATTTTGATGTGTGTGAAAACATTGATATCCAAGCTATGAAGGATAGGGCCGTAGCCATAATTCATAGCGATGACGGTAGCAGTGTGGTTGGGTTAATAGGACGATCTGTCAAAGAATATAAAATACCAAAGTATTTAATTTTTCCAAAAGGATTTGATAAAAAATTTTACCTTTATAATTATCATAGAGCAATTGAAAGAGCAAAACAAACATCGACATTATTTATAGTAGAAGGACAATGTGATGTGTGGAGACTGTATGAGGCTGGAGTATATAATGCAGTTGGAATTTTTGGTAAAGATATATCCAAAGAACAAGAAACTAAAATACACCAAATGCCAGTAACAAATCTAATTGTTTTAACAGACAATGATCAGGCTGGAAGAGAAGCTAAAACACAAATCAAAAGACAATTTAATAGATCTCATAATATTTATTTTCCAAAATTTGACGCAAAAGACATTGGGGATATGTCTATAAAAGATATACAAGACAAAGTACTAATCGATCTTAAGGGGCTATATTAAAATGAAAATAATAGGTATTTCTGGAAGAAAGCAATCGGGTAAAAATACCGCAGCCAATTACATAAATGGCCAAGTATTAAAAGATTTAGAAATGATAGAAGGATTCTATATAGATAATGATGGCAGGTTGGCTATCAGCACAAAAGATATGGGTGGAAATTCTGGATATGGAATATTGGATGTGACTAGAAAAGATAAAGAATTTGTTTCATATGCCGAAAAAGAATTATGGCCATATATAAAAATATATCACTTTGCTGATATACTAAAAGAATTATCTATTAATATATTCAATCTATCAGAGAGTCAGGTATATGGTAGCGACACAGACAAAAATACATTAACAACTATTAAATGGGATAATATTCCACTTTCTGATGGAAAAACTGGTTATATGACTTCTAGAGATTTTTTACAATATTTTGGCACAACAATAGTTAGAAAAATATATAATAATGCATGGGTAGATAGTACAATTAAAAGAATTCTCATTGAACAACCAAGGCTTGCAATTA